TACCTTGGGGGGGGTGCTTAACTGCATCCCCCTTTTTTTTGCAATCTTTGCGTATGCAGTCAGCCGACCAAGTCATCCTTGACCTCTACCGCACGGGGGAAATCCGCAAAGCCTGCCTCACCATCACAGGGGGCGACCCGCTTTGGAGGGATTTGGAGCAGGAATGCGTGTTAATCCTATTGGAGAAAGACCCCGCCAAAATCCTGCAAATACATGCGCAGGGGTACTTCAAGTTCTATGTGGTTCGGTTGCTGCTTAACCTGTACCGAGGCAAGAACAACCAGTTTGCCCAAAAGTACCGCCACCACGATTTGCTGGAGGAACTGAACCCCGATGCCCCCATATCACAGGCCGAATACGATTCCTTGATGGACGACCTTTGGGCCATCGCCGAGGCGGAAATGGACACATGGGCCAAGGACGGGGCGTTCCCGTATGACAAGGAGTTACTCCGTCTGCACTTGAAAACGGGGAACATGAAGAAACTATCCCGTGACACGGGCATCCCGTACCGCAGTATAATCTATTCCATTGACCAAGCCAAGGCCAAAATCAAGGCCGCAATCCAAAACCATGGATACCCTGATATTTCCCCTGCTGATTAGTTCGCTTACGGCCCTCGCCATTGCCGAGTACCATGTCCTCCCGCAGGCTTGGTACAAGACCTGGTTCGCCCGACACAAGCCGTTCAGTTGCGTCACCTGCCTGACCTTTTGGGTGGCGGTGGTTCTGACCTTGCCTACCTGCGGATGGGTCCTCGCCCCTGTTTACGGCCTCGCATCTGCGGGGCTGACCGTTGTCATCCTTCAAGTCACCAACCGATGACCCAAGACGAGTACATTCTCGCCCAAAAGCACCGCCATTACTGGGACCAGTATCAAGCCGCTCTGTTCATGCGGTTATCCCCCGAAGCGGTCCATGACTTGCAGACCATCCTCGTTGCCAATGGCAGACCCAACACGAATTGGTGGTGCGCTGACTGCGTAAAATCGGCCCTCTCCTACATTTACCAAGAGGCGGACCTATTCGCCGAAGCCAACCAGCACCAAGTCAGCCATGCCCTTACCAACACCGAAACCCCAAGAACCGAAGGATGAATTCCTGCAACGCTGCATGGGTGATGCAAAGACCAATTCCGAGTTCCCCGATGCTGGGCAACGGATGGCCGTCTGCGCTCACCTGTACGCTAACGACAAGCGTCAGCAGTTTGAAACCTACGCCGACTATGGCGAAGGTGTGCGCAATAACGCCAAGCGGGGTATTGAACTTAACGAGCGGAACGGGAACAAGTGCGCCACGCAGACGGGCAAGGTCAGGGCGCAGCAACTCGCCAACGGGGAAGGGATTTCCCTTGAAACGGTTAAGAGGATGCACTCCTACCTTAGTCGTGCTGAAACCTACTACGACAACGCAGACAGTTCCAGCGACTGTGGCTACATCTCCTACCTCCTTTGGGGTGGCAAAGCGGCCCTTGGGTGGTCACGCAATAAACTGCGGGAACTTGGCGAACTCGACTAAAGCCCCGAACGAAGAGGCCCAGGTGCAGGCGAGGATGGATTCGCTGATGATGGTCATCACGACCCTGTGCGACTGCATTGGTGCGGTGGATGATTCCAACTCACCCAACGCTTTTGCCGTGAAGATGAAAATCGTGGACAAGATTGATTCGCTCATAGACAAAATAGAATACTGATGGCAGGCCATCCAAGAGTATTTGACACGCCCCAAGACCTTTGGGACGCATTCGTAAAGTATGCCGAAGAAGTCAAGGCAAACCCACGCCTCAAGACCGTCTTTGTGGGCAAGGATGGAGAGCAGAAACTTGAGCCATTGCAGCGTCCTTTGACGATGGAGGGCTTTCAACTATTCCTGTGGGACAAGGGAATCGCAAAGGGAGCAGACCAGTATTTTACCAACCAAGGGGGGCTATACGACGAATACATGGAGGTCTGTTCACGCATTAAGAAATCCATCCGCAAAGACCAAATTGAGGGGGGCATGGTTGGTCAGTACAACCCCTCCATCACGCAGCGGTTGAACGGCTTGGTGGAAAAGCAGGAAACGAGCATCACCATCGAGCAGCCGCTTTTTGGCGATGGAGTTTAAGTACACGACCGCCATCCGCAAGATTCGGGCGATGAAGGCCCGAAAGAAAGTGATACAGGGCGGAACAAGTGCGAGCAAAACCTTCGGCATCCTTGCGGTCCTGATTGACCATGCGGCTCGCCATCCCAAGTCGGAGATTTCGGTGGTGTCCGAATCCGTCCCTCACCTTCGCAGGGGTGCGATAAAGGACTTCGCCAAGATTATGCAATGGACCCACCGATGGGTTCCCGACCGCTGGAACAAGACCCTGCTGCAGTACAACTTCGCCAACGGATCCACGATCGAGTTCTTCTCCGCTGATTCCGAGGCACGGCTCCGAGGGGCAAGGCGGCAGATTCTCTACATCAACGAGGCCAATAACATCGACTTCGATTCCTATTACCAACTCGCCATCCGTACATCGCAGGAGATTTACATCGACTTCAACCCCACGCATGAGTTCTGGGCGCATACCGAGGTCTTGCCCGAATCCGATGCAGAGTTCCTCATCCTGACCTACCAAGACAACGAGGCCCTGCCTGATACTATCCGCAACGACATTGAACTAAACCGAACCAAAGCCGAAACATCCGCATACTGGGCCAACTGGTGGAAGGTGTACGGCCTCGGTCAAGTAGGAACGCTCCAAGGTGCGATATACGGCGATTACACGGTGGTTGATGGTATTGACCCATCCACGATGAAATTCGTAGCCTACGGGCTTGACTGGGGGTTCAGCAACGACCCTACGGCCTTGGTCGCCGTGTACCGCAGGGGGGACGACTTGTTCGTGCATGAGGTGCTCTACCACCGAGGCCTGACCAACTCCGACATCGCCACCCGCTTGAAGGAGTTCGGGATTACCCGTGCTTGGGAGATTGTGGCCGATTCAGCAGAACCCAAGAGCATTGAGGAAATCTACCGCTTGGGGTTCAACATCAAGCCTGCATCCAAAGGCCCTGATAGCGTCAGGCAGGGGATTGACATCGTGAAGCGGTTCAACCTTCATGTGACCAAGGATAGCACCAACCTGATTAAGGAACTCCGCTCCTACACCTGGGCAACCGACAAAGACGGCAAGGACACGGGGGTGCCGATTGATTCCTACAACCACGCCTGCGATGCGCTGCGATATGTGGCCCTCAACAAACTTGCGGTCAGCAACTCGGGGAAGTACTTGGTGGTGTAACTTTGCGTAATTAAACCCCCATAAAATGAGCAACTTTTTCACAAGATTGATTGACGAAAGCACGGAGTTGGAAGGCAAAATTGAAAAGTTAAAGTCTTTTACGCTTACCCAACAATTTGACGATTTAAACGAAGCAAACAAGGCTTTGTTGATTTTGCAGGGCGAAATCATGAACAGTTACTATACCTGCCTACAAGAACGGATTCGGTTAAATATGCCTGCTTCCGAGGCATGAACCTCGAATCCATCATTTATATAGTGCGTAATGTTGGGCGGGTTGTCGGTTGGTTGCTAACCATAGCGGGCATTGGTCTCTTCTATTTGGGAATCAGCCAACTCTTGAAAACCCTATTGAAATGAACCTTGAATCCCTCCTTGACCTCGCCCTCGCCATCGGTCGGGTCGTGCTGGCCTTGGTCTTTATCGGCTGCATCTTAACCCTCCTTTTCACCCAATGAAACTCATCCACTACTACCACATCTATTGCGGCGGAGGCGGCCAATGGCAACTCATCATGCACCAACACATGATGGCCCTCTGCAATTACGGGCTGATTGAGCAACTGGACGAGATTCGGGTGGGCATCGTCGGACCTCCCGACCAGCGGAAGGCGGTGAAAGAAATCCTCGACAACTCGCTTGTGGCGGCAAAGGTCAAGGTGGTTGTCACTCGGACAAACGCTTGGGAGCAGGCGACCCTCACCGAGATGTACCGAGCAAGCCAAACCGAGGATGCAGCCTACCTGTACGGGCATACCAAGGGGTCTGCAAATCCTTCCTTGGTCGCCCAACTATGGGGCCGCAGCATGATATTCTTTACCATCGTGGCTTGGGAGCGTTGCCTTGCGGAACTGGAGAAAGTGGATGCGGTTGGATGCCATTGGCTCACCACCGAGCAGTTTCCCCAAATAGCGGACCAAAACAACCCCGAAGGCTATCCCTACTTCGGCGGTAACTTTT